ATCGTGGATGTGCTGGGAGTTGACTCTCTTTGCGCCTGAATTTAGATAGTTGCGAGTCGATCCGGCTGGCGCTGGGACTTGGTACTGCTTGTCGATCTTACCTTCAGAGTGGAACTTGTTGAAGTGAGAGACTAGATCCCTGTGTCTGCCGTCCGGTCCCTTTATCTTGGCCTGCTTGAAGTGATTTCCGATTTCTTCGTTGGTGAAGTGCCAGCCTTTTTCTTTTGTATGCTTGAATACGGACTGCCCCATCTTTCCCTTGTCGAGCTTGGACTCACCGCGGAGCTTCGGGGCATCTGTCTGAGATACTTCCTTGACTTTACCGCGAACTTCGCCTTTACCGGATCCATACTGGTAGTCGTATCCGTGTTTCGTAGATCCGGCGGCCTTGACTCCGAGATTGGCGGCGATCTTTCCCTCTACATTGAAGCCCTCTTTCTTGGCTTCTTTTCTAAGAGACTCGGGCTTCTTCAGTTTCGAAAGTGAGAAAGATCCATGGGACTCAGTGTGAGCAATGAGATCATCTTTATTTCCCTTGGAGACGTGTGTGACTTTAACCTGTGTCCCAGCGGAATGACCGTTTGCAGCTGTGTGGAGAATATGAGTGTGGGAGCTAGGATCGTGGTGCTCGCCATCTGAGTCGGCAGATCCTACATTGCCGTATTCACCGAGAGCCTTCGCGGTCTTGGCACGACCCGCCTTTGATAAGAAGGGCATTACATAGTTCTTTACATGACCTATGCCCTTACGCTCAGATCCGATGGTGCCAACCATGTTAGCACCTTCACTTAGAAGTCCCGATTGAAATTCTTTGAAACTTAGCATGGCTCCGCCCTGATTTGATAACGTGTTCTATTTATCGAATCCGGTGGACCACTCTGGAGGTGGTGCGCTGGCCCTCTACTCGAGAGGAGGACCTATAGTTATCTAGAGACTTCTTCCCAATCCAGTGAGGCGTAGCAGTTACTGGTCGCAGTACCAGTGGCTACCGCGATAGTGAACGGCTCCGGAGTAGAAGTGAGTCCATTTCTCTCGAGCTGGAACTTGAATAGTGCTTCTTTCAGGATGTTGATGGCGGGTGAAGACTGAGTCGCGGAGTTGAAGTAGCCAGTGGCGAGCGTCCTGCCGCCGGTGATGGAGTTGGCAGTCAGCGTGTACTCGACGGCAGAATCGACTCCTGCCGTAGACCAAGCCTCGGTGTTCGAGACGGTCCCGCCTGCGATCAACTTCCACTGAAAGTCGATGCCGCTGCCCCTGCCCATTAGAGAGACCGCGGTCGGTATGACGATGGCGTCGAGGGCAGTGGACTTAAGTCTCATGGAGACTACTGGATAAAAAGTACCGGCGTTGGTGAGTCGGTATCCACTACCTACTGGGCTGCCGACGGCCTGCTGCAGGCCTCTGAGCTCGTATCCACCCTCGGACATGACGGAAGAGCACACTTGCTTCATGGTGCTGTTGCTCGCGGCAGTGCCGGTGTTCTTGATCTCGTACCTGAGAGGTAGAGAAGCGGTGGTCATGTACGTGGAGGTGATGTAGTTGGCGTGATGGAAGGAGTGGCAGTGAATGAGGCGACCGTCGATGACGAAGCCGCAGCGGACCGATCCGAGACCGAGCCACTCGATGTCGTGGAAGACGATCTGTGCCTTGGACATGTCCAGAGTCTTCTGCGACGGACTACTGGCTACCGCTCCTAGTAGCGTGTCTATATTCCAGTTGGCCTGCTCGGCTCTAGTCTCTACGACGGATCCATTAGAGTAAGAGCGCTCGACGAAGGCTATGTTGGTGCCGTTGGCCTCTAGATAGATGCCATTCTGCGGGCTAAAATACCCGACTCTCTGTCGGACATTGGCCTTCGGCGGCTCCATGACCACCGTATTAAGGATCTGGAGCGACTTGCCTGGCTGATAAGAGAAGACCTTCGTGGTCTCTCTGACGATCTCGGCGTCCGCTGTCGTCGGGAGGTTCAGCTCCATGAGGCCGGCATTGGCGTTGAAAGAATATGTGGTACCCGAGCTGTTGGAAGTCGACCACAGGCCGTTGTCTTTGTATCGGTGAGAGGAGTCGAACAGCGTCAGGGGCTGCGATACCCTGGACCTGCCGAAGGCGTCGACCGCCATGCCGGAAGGGTTGGCCGGTCCGACGAGGTTGCCGTACTGGTCGGCAAGCATCATTACCTCGAAGATGGTCTTGCCGTCCGCGAGGTACTGGTGCGTGTCTTTTCTGAACTGGGCCATATTTTCACCGATATTTAAGACGTTCTAGTCTTATTTATCGATCTCGTGGCCTCAGGTGTCTCCGAACTTCTTCTTGAGCATCTCGTACTGGGCACGCTCTCTGTCCAGTTTAACCTTCTTCGTGAGCTCCTCGAGCTCTACCTTTTTCGCTATCTCTTCTTCAGTGAGATACCGCTCACCTCGTAGGATGATCTCTACGTTATCCCATTGATGTTCTGCGTTAATCCAGACGTCGATATATCCTCTCTGCTTGATAGCCGAGTCTCGTAGGCTGGTGAGACGGTCAATGATGTCATCTATCTGACCATCGAAGTCTTCGATAGACATCATCTTGATGGTCTCCCGAGTCGTCGGTCGCTTATCCATATTGTCTCCTAAGTGTCAGAGTGGAGCTTCTGCCAGGCCGATCCGGGCATGGCGAACCCCTCTCCGGCCAGCATGACGTTCCACATGATGCGCTCCACCTCTCGAGGGGTCTTGGCCCGGTCGAGGTCTCGGAGCAGGTTGTTGTACTTGGTGGACGTCTTCTTCATCTGGAGCTGGCTCTTGGCCAGGGCTCGAGCCTCCTCGAGCGGCATGTTCTCGAGGTTTCGCATGACGTCCATGTCCATCTGCTTCTTCATTAGAGGTCCTCCTCTTCCCATACGTCGTAGTAGCTGGAGTCGGTGTCGATGCAGACGTCGCCGATGTAGATCACGCCGTTCTCGGAGCGGGTCTCGAAGGGCTCTTTGAACTCGATGACCTGACCGCCGTTGGTGGAGTTGCCGTCCATGTCGAGCTCGATGTCCTCCATCCGGACGCAGCCGATCAGGCCGGCGTCCACCGAGTACTTCCGACCGGATTCGTCGGAGTAGGAGCCGTCACCCCACTTGGTGCCGTAGGTGGCGAAGCGGGTGCCGTCCTTCATGACGAACTCGCCGTCACGGCAGGTCCGCTCGTCGATGGTGATGTCGCAGAACTCGTCCCAGCGCTCGTGCATGACGTAGCAGAGGTCTCCGACGTAGTAAGTGCCAGCGGGCATGGTCATAGGTGTTCTCCGTTATGGATCAGGCGAGACGATCGAGAAGAGACTGGCGAAGGCGGGCGCCCTCTCCGTCTTCGAGGGAGTAGAACTGGAGTCCGCGCTCCAGAGCCCCGCGGAGCAGGTCACGGGAGTACTCCTCGGGCTCCCACTGGCCCTCGAGCCCGTAGCAGGAGCAGTGAGAAGCCGTCACCCAGAAGTACCGGTCACCCACGCGGTAGATCACGTCGGCGTACCCCTCATAGGCGGGCTGGTCGTAGAGGGCCAAGAGCACCTCGTCGGGCTCGGGCACTTCTACCTGAAACTCGCGGCACACGTCCTGCCAGGATTGAAAGTCACCGTAGTACATCATCGTTCTCCAGTTGTTAGAGCCAGCCGTCTTGATAGTGGCAGGCGACGTAGTCGATGGGCTCGGGAGCCTCCGGATCGACCTTGGGGCCGTAGAACTCCTGCTCCCAGTCGATCTCGCTCTCCTCGATCCAGTGCTCCTCCTGGCGCTTCATCTGGTCGAGGAGGTAGCTGTACTCCTTCTCGAGCTCCTCGAAGGACATGGACTTGAAATCCATGTGGCGGGGACGGATGCCGGTGACCTCCTTGTAGAGGTCCCAGATGCTGGACTCCATCTCGTAGCGATGGAAGTCCCGGACGGTCAGCACTCCCATCTCGGCCCAGTGAGACAGGTCCTCTACGTAGAGGCCGGCCCAGCGGTTGTCCGGATCCTCGGCCACCCAGGCCTCGGTCTTGGCATTCCGTTCACGCAAGTATTCTGCAAGAGTCATGTCTTTCTCCATCATGAGAAGATACTATCACAGTTCCACTAAATTGTCAACCGGTCTTAGCGGACGTAGGAGTGGCCCTTGGAGCCGTGGAGCATCCGGAGCTTGAGGGCCCAGACGTCGGCCTTCTTGGTGGTCTTGGGTTCTACCCGGTTGATGGTCCCACCGGAGCGGAGGTAGTTCTGGACGGCGAGGATGGCGTCGGCGGGGATCTTCTTGGCAGTGTGGCTGATCATGTTCCGTTCCTTGATTATGATTAAATCTACCACACTTCTACTAAAATGTACATAAAAAAGTGAGCCAAGACCAAAAAAATATAGTCCAATCAAATCAATGGCTTAGAAAGACCGGTAGAAAGCCTAACTAGATCAATGGCTTAGAGAGCCATTCTAGAGGCCCGTAGATCACTCTGGAGCCGGTACCGCCCTAGATGGTAGTTCTACCCTAGAAACTGAAAAGGGGCGCCGTAGCGCCCCTCCAGAAGGTCCGACTTGAGCCGAACTCAGTTCGTTCCCATACGGTAGTAGAGGACCTCGCGGCCGTTGACGTTACGACGGTTCGAGTAGATCCGGAAGCCCTCGTTGCGGAGGTCGTGGATGCGCTTCATGACCGAGTCACGCGGGACCTTGGTGTCCGAGGCGATCCGCGAGGCGGTCACACCGGGGGACTTCGGGCGCTTGGACAGGTAGTTGAAGACGCGATCGATCTGTGCCATTCTCTATTTCTCCATTGTGTTTAAGATATTGAGAGCTCATTCACCGCTCTCTACTTTTCCAGTATACAACAGGGGGTATTAAACGTACACACCTATTTTCATGGAATTGGCGATCCCTGCAGGACTCGAACCTGCGACACCCTGTTTAGAAGACAGGGACTCTATCCACTGAGCTAAGGGACCTTGTGATACGCGCGCTGGTATCCGTCGAGCACGCGCTTCATGTACTTCGGGTAGCTGGCGTCCAAGAAGTCGACTGCCTTCTTGACGGGCTGATTTCCGTGGATGGGATCGGTCCACTGGTAGTCGTCGAATATGATCACGCCCTGAGGCTTCAGCAGGTGAAGCGAGTAGATCCCGTCGTTGACCACGTCGAGGGTGGCGTGGGACCCGTCCACGTAGATGACGTCGAACTGGTGACGCTCCCTGCAGAGCGCCGGGAGGATGAACCTCGAGTCGCCCTTCAATAGGCTTATCTTCTCCGGCCACTTTGAGACGCTTATGTTGAACAGGAACTTCTGCTCTAGGCTCTCCCTGTGGGAGTCGCTGTGCTCGGGGCTTCCCATGAACGTGTCGATGCAGAAGATCTCGCTGTCAGCGTGGTTCATCATGTTGTCGAGGAGCCAGGTAGTTGCCCTTCCCTCGAAGCATCCGATCTCAAGTATCTTGAGCGGCTTCACGCTGCTCTTGTTCGTCTCGACGAAGACGTCGATCCAGTTGTTGATGTTGCCGCTGAACCAGTCCTCGCTGAACCTGTAGTCCATCAGGCGAAACTTCTCGAGGGCGTCAGGCCGAGTGAGGCCTGCCAAGAGACCCGGATGGTGCCTGAAGTTCTGCTTGTCGGTCACCGCGTCGTGGTGAGTGAAGGACTCGCGCTCACCGATTGCGCACACCACGTATGGTGGGTCGATCTCTGTCATGTCAAGGTCGTACCTGTTACGGACGCTGATCAGAGCCTCGGTCGGCAGGAGCCTCTGCTCTTTCTCTACCTGCTCTAACAAGAAGCGAGCGGTGTTCGGTGTCATCGCGTAGGCGTGAGCGCCCTCGTGACGACGGATCTTGACGTAGTTCTCCGGCATGTCAGGATATTCGTAGTCGGTTCCATAGTTGATTCGCGGCCCGAGGTGTAAGATTTGACCGTCGTGAACCTCTAAGTGACTAAAGTTCTCCTTGACGATGCAGTCGTGCTCTAGGACTACACCAGCCTCGGTACCCTCTGCGATCTTACGCCAGATCTCGATGTGACCGAGGGCCGCGTTGTACTCCTTGACGTACTGACGGTCGTTGTCCTCTATTCCCTCGCGCCCGATCTTCCACCCGGTCCGTTCGGCGATGTCCTCTATAGTGAGTCCCATGAAGCCCTCGAACATCTCGCACTTCACTGAGTTCTGCTCGCAGGACTCCTCGCACTCCCTCGCGTACTCCCTCGACTTCTCCGTGTCGATCCAGAGGATGTATGCCCTGCTCAGTTTCATATCTTCTTGATCCCCATCACGTAGTTCTCGGCGGCGTCCTCGTGGTACTGCTCGCTGCGACCCTCGTAGGCCTCAGTGGCGACGATGAGGCCGCCCTTGGCGTAGTCGACCTCGAACTGCTTCTTGATGAGGTCGTAGTAGACGATGGCCTTGAGGTCCATGTCGTCTGAGTAGAATACCGAACACTGTTCCCTGCTCATCACTTCATCCTCTTGATAATGAACTTGGCGCCGGCGATCCAGGCGATGCCGATGATCACGAACGCGACCGCGACGAACGCGAACGGGATCCAGATGGGAGCGAGCACCCACCACCAGGACCAGTCGATGTAGTCGGTCAGCTTGAGGGTGATGAAGATCAGACCGAGGATACCTAGAAATCCTGGGCCGATGTTCACCGAAACTGAGTTCTGATTCTTCATTCTCGTCTCCATGTTGAATTGGTGCGCCCGGTAGGACTCGAACCTACACTCAGACAGTTATGAGCTGTCAGCTTCACCTTTAAGCTACAGGCGCTGGTACCCCCTGTCAGATTCGAACTGACCCTGAAGAGATTTTAAGTCTCCCGCCTCTACCGCTGGGCTAAGGGGGCAATTGGTAGGCGTGTAGGGATTCGAACCCTAGCGAGAACACCGATCTAGTGCTAAAGGGTTTATAAGTCCCTCCGGGCCACCTGGCCACACGCCCGTATCTCATTTGAGGTGGGCTATGCGCTCCTGCATGTAGCGCTTGACGGTCAGGAGCTTGTCCAGCTCTCGGAAGGTGAAGTCCTCCGTGGCGTCGTGGTTGGCTCGCTCGATGGCGGGGTCTAAGAAGTTGAGGATCTCATAGTTCAACATCGTTACAAGGAGCTGTTTGTGAGATTCCGAGATCTGCATTTCGTCCTCCATAGACTATACGCC